TTCGGGTCCTTCCACCATACCGCCGGCGGTCGATCTTTGTTGGCCGACGGGCGGATGAAAAATACGTCTGGGCCCATGCCGGGGTGAAGCTCGCCGCTGGTCTTGTTGCGAGCTTCCTTGCCGTCGCCGGCAAGGAACGGCGACTTGATCAGCCCAGCCTTGGCCTTTTCGATGCCCTTCGGGCCCCATTCGGCGACGATCGTTTCGGCGACGCGCTTCTCCAACTCGGCGCGGTGCTTCTTCTCGAAGATCAGCGTGCAGCCATACTTCGGGTCCTTGCCTTCTTCCTGGGCTCGGGGCTTAAACAGCGTCTGCGCGTAGCTCAGCCGGCAGAGCGGCGTCTTGAAATCGTCCGTGCGTGCCTTAGCCATTTTCAATTCTCCAGTTTCTCATGATGCCGCTCGGTCAGGCCCTTCGCCGCCGTTCGGGTCGTCTTATCAGCCCGCACAAGGTTTGTTCCCTTGACGGGCTTCTCCCACAGCACTTTTTCGAGTGCTGCAAGCTCTGCTTTTCGCTTGGCGCCGAGCACCTTTTCAAGCTGCGCCACCGAGCGCACCGAGCGCTCGTAAATCTGATCGTCGGTCAGCGCCAGCTTGGTTTTGATCAGCGCCGCCAGCTTCGTCTCGTCCTTCTCGATGTAGGCGCGATTGCCGATCTTGTCGGCAAGCATCCACATCGGGATTTCGACGCCGCGCTCGGCGGCGCTGTGGGCGTAGCCGCGCACCGCCTTGATCCACGCTTCGAGCGCCTCGAGACCGTCGAGCCAGTGCGCCAGTTCTTCCGGCGAAGCGATCTCCGGCGCGTTGCCGACGACCAGCGGCGCGTCCGTCGTCGGCTCTTCGAACCATCGCACGGCCGTGTCGCCCATGACCGACAGCGCCTCTTTGCGCCGCTTCGGGCAGATGCCTTCTGCAGGACAAAACGTGCAGCTTCCGGTTGCCAGCCACGTCTCAGCCCACGCGTCGAAAGCGATACGCCCGCCGTCGAGCGCTTCGAATGCGTCGAGTGCCATTTTCGACACGGTCATTTTCGAGAGCAGGTCGACGGACCAGTCGATGAGATCGGCGACGTGGATATCTTCCCATGTCGGCTTGCCGTCGCCGACGCGTGGTTGAACGATCGTCGAGCGAACCACATCGACGGAGACGCCGGTCAAAGACAGCAGAAAGCCGATCGCGTAGCTGCGCTCCTGCATGTTCCCGGCGGCCTTGACGACGACGCCGCGCCCGCCCTTGAGGTCGACAACCTCCAACATGCGCCAGAGCGGGAAGTAAATGCCGAAATCTCCGGTGCCGCCAGCATCGAGCGGTGGGTCGAGCGAGGCGAGAGACAGATGCTGCTCGATCCAGAACTGCGCGTCCTCGCCAGTCGCTGCTTTGTATTCGGCGAGCCGGCTACGACAGTAGTCGACGTAGACCTGCGATGTGTTCGCCATCTCCTCGTCGACGACGAACTCGAACTTTCCGCTACGCTCGACACTGTCGAGAAAGCTGTTCGCGTCGATGTTTCCGTGCAGGCAGCGCTCGGAGATTTGGTGAGTAGCGCTACCCCATGCCGCCGCTTCGGTTTCTTTGTTTTCGCACATCGTCTCCATGGCGATGGCGCCGGCGCAAGTGACATTGCGCGACGTCGCGCTCGCAGCCCATTGCGCGTGGCTGCGAGTATGGTGAGCGGCGTTCACGATCGCACCGCTCGCTTGAACGGGTTGTCGCGCACCGCCTCGTAGACCGCCGTCATTGCCTTGCCGAAGCCTTCGGGCGTCTGCGGAGCCGTCTTCAAACCGACAACGCCGGCGCCGAATGTCGCGACGAAGATCTTCGGCATGTCTTCCGTGGTGCAGGGCATTTTCTTGGGGTCGTCCGACACGCCGTCGTATTTCTTGCCGTAGGCCATAATGGCCTCAACCACGTCGACCTTGGTGGCGTGGACCGGCTCGGTCGGCAGATCGGCGGGCTTCGCCTGCTCGGGCGCGGCGTGGCCGTCGATCGCCGCTTCGACACGCGCAATCGCAGCGCCGATTTCTTTCTCGGGCACTTCGATAATCGGCATGCCGACGATCGTGCGGATATTGTCGATCGACGCCTTGGCGCCGAATTTCTCGGTGTAGCGGCCGACGGCGGCACGCAGATCTTCGATCGTCGGCTTGTCGCCGGCGCGCGCCGCGGTCTCGGCGGCTTCGTCAGCGGCGTCCTCGGGGTTGATGCGCTCTTCGCCGGTCGAGATCTCCGGCTGCTCCTCGACGCCTGGGAGCAGCGGCTCGGCGGAACCCGGCGCCGGCGGCTGGACCGGGGCGGCGGCGAAATAGGCGTCGTCGGCTTCGATCTGCGCGTTGGTCCGCCGACGGTGGCCCGGTCCGGCCCTGCCGCGCTCGCGAGCGCCGTCCATCGCAGTGGGTTTAGCCGGCGCTGCGGCGGCACGAGCAAATGCAGATTCGCTGATCGTCCCCGTTTCGTCGACAACCTCGGCTTTGATTTTGTCGGCATATTCTTGTGCGAAGCGCTCTGCCGTGGCGCCTGAGCCGCTACCGCCAACGAACGCTATCGTCGGCGCTGAAGTGTAGCCGGAGGCATCGCCGGTGTCGGCGTTGCTCATTTCAGCGACGTCGAGCGCCTCTGCAATGTGATCGACGGCAGCGTTAAGGTCTTCCGGTTTCCACACATGCAGCCCACGCACGAAGCCGAGCGCCTTCATGTGCGCGACGACGCCATCTTCGTAAACGAGGCTGTCGGGGATTATGATTTCAATTCGAATGCTCATCCTACCACTCCGTTGATGCTCTTCCACAAATCCAGAAGCCGCTCGGCGATCTTGTCGTCGATCGACTGGTCGATCGTCACGACGCGCACGAAGCAGTTGCGCGGCTTGTCGATGTTGACGATGCGTTTGCTGACCTGCTCCATCAGCCGCGGGCTGAGCGCGTATTCGACCAGCCACATCTCATCGGCCGGCGAGAGATCGATCGCCTCGCCGGCGGACTTGATCTGCCCCAGGAAGATGCGGTTCGACGGCGCGCGAAAGCGCTTCTCGCAGGATTCGCGATCGGCGGGCGAGGTCGACCCGTCCAATCGGATCAGGCCGAACGACTTAAGCCCCTCTTCCAAGATGTCGCCGACGTCGCGGTGCCAATAGGCCAGCACGACCTTCTCGAGTCCGAGATGGAACTGCTCTTTGATCGCCTCGACCACGGCGCGCGCCTTGACGACGCCCGTCTGGCGCCACAACGGGCCGAGTTCCATCTCGAGGTCGTAGGTTTTGCCCGAGGCCGCGGCAGCGAGGATCTCGCGCTCGCGCGGCGTCGCGGCGAATCGTTCGCGCTCGGCGGCGTCGACGACCAGCGGCAGCGTCTCGCAGCGCGGCGGCTGAATGCTGACGTCCTTCTGCGTTCGCCGCAGGAACGTGCCGTCGATCCTCTGGCGCAGTTCGGCCTCGTTCCGCCCGCCCAGCACGACCGGGATGCGCTCGCCATTCGGCAGCTTTTTGCGACCCATGCGGCAGTAGCGGTCGCGGAAGTCGTTGAAGCGCGTCACGTCGGGCCAGCCGCGCCGCGCCTCGAGCAGGTCGGGAAAGCTGGCCCGTAGGCGGGCCCAGCCATTCGACAGGTCGTGCGGGAAGGGCGAGCCCGACAAATGCCACACGCGGTCGCCCGGCTGGATGATGGCGCGCGCAGTCAGCATCTCCGCGCCGTCGTCGACCGGCGCGCCGTAGACGTGCTGCGTGCGCTTGGCGTCGGGGTTGGACGCTTCGTGGTCTTCGTCGAGGATGATCAGGTCCGGCCGCTTGCCGATCGACCGCACCACCTTGTCCAGCATGCCCCAGGAAACGATGCAGACGTCCGTCGGCTGCGGCGCGTCGGCGCCGATGACGCTGACGCGGCGCGGGATCGATTGCCACGCCGGGAAGGCCCTGCGCCACACGCCGCGGCCGCTGGCCGGCGTCACCACGAGAATGCTCCTGGCGAGGATGTAATCGGCGGCCAGGATCGCCGCGCCGGTTTTCCCACGCGTGGTGAGTCCCATAAAAAGGCGCGTCGCCGTGCAGCGAGGAACAGAGCCCCGTCGAGCTGAGTTTTGAGCGGAATCACTTGCGCAGCGTCAGCTTGAATTTCTTGAGGATGCCATCGGCGATCTCCTCCGCAACATACCTAGAGTCGAGCGCGCCAGAGTGGCCACCTGCTACGAGTGCGCCTTGAATCTCGTCGATCAGCAGCTCGCGCGACAATTCGCCGCGCCGCGACGTGAGATAGGTCCGCGCCTCTTCGTAGGTCGGGAAGAATTTGTCGCCGACCACCCACGCTCGCTCAGGTTTCAGCATAGCCATTTCTCCGTTTATCGGTTTCGCGCGTCTCTGATAACAACTTGTTACGGCGTTGTCAAGCGAGCGGCGTTACGAGGATCTCGATTCGTGGCCGGTCGGTATAGTGCTTGAAGACGTGCAGCGCGACGATCTGCGCATCGTCGACCCAGACTATTTTGTTGAGCGCGTCCAGCAGCTTAGCTACGTTGTCGGCATCGGGCTTGCCCGTCGGACGCCTGATCTGGCCGAGTGCTTCGGCCTGCCAGCGCTTCGATTTGCTAGCGGGGATTTCCATATGGGCGTTGATCGTGACGCTCAGAGGCCCATCCAGCAGCGGCCGTCCGCCCATGACGCCCTGTGCCGCCCAGGCCAGCCGGTCCTCATAACGCGCCGTCTTCTCGGGCGTGTAGGTCCGCCCGGTGGCGCGAACGAAGCGCGGCCGGCCCTTGCCGATCGGTCGGCCGTCCATGCGGATCTCGATCAACGCAGATACTCCTCGATTGCCGCGTCCTTGCCGGTGTCCAGCTTCAGCAGCCCCAGCAGCAGGGCGAAGTGCTCGGCCGGCACGCTGCCGCGGCGGAACCACTGGTTGATCGTCGGGCGCGGGATGTCGGCGTGTCCATAATTATGCAGAAATGTCAACAGCTTATCGGGATCGCCCCACTTGTCGGTCAGGAACCGGGAAAAATCGAAAGTTGGCTTGGACATGATCCGTAACAATTTGTTATTGACAAGCCGATCTTATAACAGTACGTATTGTTATGTCAAGCGCTGAGCGCATGGAGAGTGAGATGCGGGATCTGATGGAAGCCCATCGAGAAGAACTGTTCGATGCAATGGAAGCACAGAATACGGCGCTCGCCGCCGCCCAGGCCGCCTACGCCGCAGCGATCGACAAGTCGCGGCAGAAGCTGATGACCGGGATTGAAGCACGGTTGTCGGTGTGGAACGGCGAACCGGCAAAGGTTCTGCCGGACTGCGGAGGGGTTTCGGTTCGTGGCGACGGGAAGGAGGAAACGTATCGAGGAGTCAACGAGTCTGGGATATGAGACGTGAACCTCCTAAACCATCCCCCGACGCCGCAGCGATCGGCCGGCTCGCGCTGCGCGGCGAGGGCCCTGACTGGAATGCCTACTATGCCATGCCCCACACGATGGAGGGCGCGTTGCCGCTGGGCTCGATCAAGATGGCGATCGTCACGGCGAATCCGACCCTCAAGCAGGCATTCATGGCCCTGATGCGCGATGTCGTCGCGGCCATGATCAAAGATGGCACGGGCATCTCTCCGACCTGGGGCAACCCAGAGACCGCGCCGGAGCGAGAAAGGTCCGGCAATGCCTGACGCCTCGCGTCCCGAGCTTATTTCGTCGGGGGAGAGTTCTGGATTAGCGGCGAGCTGACCTGGGCGCGAAGGTTCTCGAACCGCGTCTCCAACGAACGCACCGTGTCGACGATCGACCACCCGGTGTGAAGCTGCGCCTCGGTTGCGTTCTCGGCACGCGCCAGCGCATCGAGGCGATCTTCCATGGCCTTGTTGCTGGCAGCAATCTCCGGGCGCTTGATCTGGTCTGCGGCGACAACCCCTAAGTTATCCTCTATCCTCTTCATATCGCGCTGATTGTACTCATGCCGAATCGCGATCTCGCCGTCGATCCGCTTTTCGTATTCGAGCTGCGCGACCATCGGCCATTCGTCACGGCGAAGCGCCGCGAGTTCGCTATCCAAGGTATCGAACCTCTTGGCGTCATTGGCGTGCTGCGCGACCGCCGAGAGAATCGGCTGCATCACTTCGTCGACATGCCTGATATCGCTTTTTCGCTCGATCGACTCCGCGACAATCATCGTCTCGATGCGGGCAACGTTCGAGTTTTCTTCCGACTTCGTGTAAGCCCAAAAACTCCCGGCGATAGCGAACGAAGTCAGCATCAACCCGATGATCGAACGCCAGTCGGTGGGCTTGGCCGCCTGTAGGGTAATCCGGTTCCCGAGGTCTTTTGCCAGCCCCTCGAAAGCCTCTCGATTCTCGCGTCTCAGCGTGGCGACGTCGCTTGCGACCGTATGGAACGCATCTTCCATGGTGGTGACGCGCTGCGTCAGGATGCCGAAGTCCGTGTGGAGCTGGCCCGAAGGGGGCGCGGCGCGAGATTTTGTTTTGGGCGCCGTCATCAGTCGCTTACCCCGGCCAGTCCTTGTCTATCGCGCGATGGTCGAACCACCAATCGCAGAAATACCACGCCGCAACGAGTGCGAGTACGCCAACGATCGTTCCGATAACCGAGGCGCAAATCTCCTCCAGCATCTCAGCCCGCAATTCCATAGACGACGCCCAAATTTGCCAGCGCGAGCGACAAGGCATTAAACGCTAAATTTGAGGAATTTGCCAGGGCGAGCAGCGCAGGTATTTCATCGTGATCAGCCGGAAGATCGTCAATGAGCGCCCAGATGTCGAGTTTGCCCGTAGTGGCGAGAGCCGCCAGGGCAAGAGGCGGAATGTCCTGGTTCGCCTCGTCCGAGGCAGCGCGTAGCCAGGCGAAGGGTTTTCCGCGACGCGCTGCAATGCGCGCGGCGGTGCAGGATTCCAGATCGACAGCATCGGCTCCCGTCGCCGCCCGCAGGGCGGCCTTCTGCGCCGCCGTCGCTACGGTCGCCGTCGAGCATGTGATCGTCAGTGGAGTCGCCCCTGTCATGAGCTGTATGCCGGCTGCCCAATCCAGATCGCATCGGCTGTCATAACCGGGATCGACGATGTTGATCCCGACGCCGACAAGGCCGGCCTTCAGCCCTGGTTTGAGAAGTCCGAACGTTCCGACGCTGAGAACGTAGTTGCAGCCGGCCGCAATCGCCGCGTCGACCGCTGCCGTCAGCGCATCGCCTTCGAGTCCCGACACGACGATGGCGCCATCGCGCTCGCCGATGAGGTTGCGTTCCTGCTCCATCCCGCAAACGATCAGGACCGACACATCAACCTCGCCATATCGTGAGCAGCACCACGAAAGCCAGAAACGCCGCCCCGATCAGTGAGGCGGCGATGATCGCTTGGCGTTCTTCGGCTATCCTCACCCTGCGAGCCTCGCGATCACAGTCCCACCCAAGCTGAGAATAAACACGACGAACCATGCAATCGTCCAGATCATGTCAGGTCCCCGCCGGCTCCGGATCGCCGGCCGCTGTGGCCGCCGCTTCGAATGCCGCGTCAGCCGTCGCTTGTAACGCCACAAGCTGCGTCATCTGCGCAGGAGTCACCGCTGTGCTCGACTTGAGCGCGGCGATGATGTTTTGCACGGGAACGATCAAAGCTGTCACTTCGTTGACGATGACCGGGAGAATTTGGATCAACGTCGCGATGACCTGATCGATGATGGCCGACGACGACCCAAGCGCGGGTAGCAACGCCGTCAACAAATTGACGATCATCGCGGCGATAGTGGCAAGTGCAGACATTTGGGTTCTCCTTAGCTCTTGACGTAGTACTGAGTGATCGCGCTTTGTAGCGCCGTGATCGCCACGACGGCGGTGTTGTAGAGGCCCACCGGAACGACCGATCCTGGATTTGCAGTTGTGTACGCTTCCATGGCGGAAACGGCGTTTCGAGCCGTTCGAATCGCCACATCGACCGCTCTTACACCCGCAGGCGTACGGCAAATATTTGTGCCCGTCGGGCACGGTGGAAGTTGATCGTACTGCGTTGCCGTGGCCTCAGCCGCGACGAAGGCGTTCCCAACTACGTAAACCTGATTGGGCGTGACCGACGTGCCGGAGATGATTTGCAGGTCGGAGCTAACGGACGCGCAGCCGGCAACGCCGAGACCTAGGCCGAAGGCAACGGCTAGTCCAAGTATACTCTTTTTCATAACGTGGCTCCTTCTTGGCGCTTCGCGCCCCTTACGGTTGATGCGCGGCAACTGCCGCTACTGCATCGGCTTTGACGGCCGATATGTCTTTAGGCGTCGCTGTCGAAGGCAGGTTGGCGACAGCCTGCGCCGCTACCACAACGGGCGGATCGGGTGGTGCGAGAGCCCCCGGCTGGCTGGAAGACAGAAAGTTCCCGGCGCTGTTCAGGCCGCCGTAAACCATGAAGATCAGGGCGGCGGTCTGCACAATGTCCTTCGCGGCGCCGGCCGGAACATAATCCGGGAACGCCGCCACGCCGACTGTTCCGATGACGCCACATACCGCGATCGCGAGATTGACAGCGCCTTTTACGTTCGGGTCTATCTGCATTGTCAGAATCTCCCTCCAAAGAGATACAAGATAACAACGACAAGTAAGATCACACCAATGATCCCCACGCCGCCGTGGCCCATGCCGTACCCGTAACTTCCGCCCCAATACGGAGCGCCGATGCCCCCGCCGAACAGCAGCACCAGCACGATGATCAGCAGAATTAAAAACATCTGAGCCTCCTACATATTCTTTGCCAAAATCCAGAACACATATACCACAACCGCGAGGGTCAGCCACCCCATCGCCGAATTGCCAGAGACGGAATCGGCAGCGGATTTGATCATGGCGCGGGAGTCACGGTAGGCGCAAGCCTCGCGTGTCTTTTAAAGTCTTCATCATGATGCGGCGCAACACCTTTTGCTGCTGGACCTCGTGCTCTTCATTCTCGTTTAACCCCCACCTGACCGTGCGCTCCGGGATGCCCAGAACCAATCCTATCTCGTGAGGAAACATTCCCCGGTCCCGCATTGCCCGCGCTTCATTTGGCCATGCGACGGGCAACGGGGTCATTGGGGTACTCCCTTGATTTCGGCGATGCGCGCCGTCACGAGCCCAAGCGCCCATGCGTTCGTCACGAGATTGCCTGGGCATGCATGATGGTCTGCAATGCAATCGCGATGGAAAGCCACCGCCGTCTCTGGATTCCAGCCGAACCGCACGCACAGCGCCGCGATGATGTTGGCCGACGCCTGCATCGACGCGAGCCCTTGGCCGTTCGACGGGTCGTCGCCGCCGGTAGTGAAATTCCCGATCGTCTCGACGCCGTAGTAGTTTTCGTTGCGGCAAGAATCGTGGACGCCATCCGAATTCACGTCGCAGAGAACCCACGACCATCCGTCGGGAGTGCCCATGAAGTGCGGCCCCGAGTGCCAACCCATGTTCTTGTAATAAGGATCGAGGCCTGCGCCGTAGTTGATCCGCGTCGTCGGCGACCACGTATTCCAGAGCCCGAGACTGGGGCTTCCGGTGTTGTGCCAGACGACGCCCACCGGCGCCCACATGCGTCCCGCGTAGGATGTTCCGGCCGGGGCCGGTTTGAAGTTCGTCTTCTGGATCGCCGAGATGTATTTCACCATGGCGTCGGCGTCGAGCCGAAGAACGGGGTTGATGAAGCTCATGGCAGTTCAGTCTCCCAATGGATTCCCGACATCGCGAGCCATATGCGCCAGAGCATGTACGGCGTGAACGTGTTCATGGTCGACTCCACAAAAACCGCACTACCCCGATCAGCGTTCCGGTGACCGGTATGATAACTAAGGCGGCGATGTCGGGACTGGCGAGCAAGAGTGCCGCCAAAATTGCAATTCGTTTCATATTACCTTCTCCAAGGTTTGTCGCCGAAGTGGAGTGAGACCCGCAGGCTTCGGCGACGTGACCTCCTGCGGGAATACAAATCACGGTATAGACACTTCGCTCGCTGCGGTCACTAACGCGGCCACCTGCGCAGCGCTGAGGCCGATCACCGCTCCGAGCGCCAGCAGCGTCGTCGAATTGGCCGGAACGGGCGCGTCGCCGGTCGCCCAGAACGCTTGCAGCGCCGCTGTGTTCGGCGACGCCGCGATCGCGCTTTCCACCGCCGTCGTCTGAGCGGCGGTCAAAACAGCTTTAAGCTGCCAGACCTGACAGGTCGGAACGGGCGCGGGGATCGCCTGCGTCGCGTAGGTCTCGATCACCGCGTCGCCGACGATGGCGTAGCTAGGGCCGCCGACGTTCTCCTGCCCTGCAGGCGTGATGAATGGCGCCACGGCAACCAGCGAATAACCCCCGCCACCCCAGCCAACGTCGGCCCCGCCCACCTGGTCGCCGTTGGGCAAAATGAGGGGGTTTGGCACGGACGAAAAGATACCGAGCACGGTCGGCGGCGAGATGCGGATGAGGGCGACGGTCATGCGTGTTTCCTCTTAGAAGGTGATCGTTCCCGATCCGGTGAACGTGAAGACGTAGTTCCCGCCGATGTTCTGAAAGCTGTAGGCGCCGGTCGCCGCCGCGAGCTTGAAAGCGTTGGAGTAGCTGACGATCACGAGGCCGGAGCCGCCTGCGCCGCCGGCGCCGCCCGCCCCAGAGTCTCCGGAGTTCGGGGAGCCTCCGCCGCCGCCGCCGCCGGTGTTCGCGGTTCCCGCGCCGCCCGGCACGCCAGACCCGCTTGCCCCGCCGGAAGGCCCAGCGCC